CGGCGGTTCCGGCCAGCAGCAGACCCCGCCCGCGCCGGCGGCGTTCGAGACTATCATCCCCCAGGAGTTCAGGGACAAGACCTACCTGGCGGACCTGAAGACGAAGCCCATCGGCCCCGAGGCCTACACGGAGCTCTTCAAGAAGCTGGACGGGGCGCAGAGCCTCATCGGCAAGAAGACCGGTATACCGGACGCCGGCGCTCCGGTCGAGGAGTGGGAGAAATTTCACGCCCTCATCCGCCCCAAGACCGCCGAGGAGTATGAGCTCGCGGCTCCGAAGGAGGGACAGCAGACGGACCCCGAGTTCGCCAAGGCCGTGAAGGGGATGTTCTTCGAGGCCGGCCTCTCGAAGCCGCAGGCTGCTAAACTTCAGGCGAAGTTCGACGAGTTCATCGCCGGCAAGGTGGGCGCCCAGGCGGCGGAGCAGGCCCGCCTCGACGCCGAATTCGAGACCATGACGAAGGCGGCGTTCGGCGCTGACAACGCGAAGGTCCTCGAGAGCGGCAAGGCGCTGCTGGCCGAGCTTACGCCGGACAACCTGAAGCCGCATCTGAACCGGCTCCCGAACGAGAGCCTGGTGCTGCTGGCGGGCATCATGGGCTCGGTTCGCGCCAAGTTCATGAAGGAAGACAACCTCAACGGAGGCGGCAGCGGAACCCCGCCGGCCACCGACACGGCCGCGCTGCGCGAGCAGGGCCGCAAGCTGATGAGCTCCGAAGCCTACAAGGACTTCCGTCACGCCGACCACGCGAAGACGAAGGCCGAAGTGGCGCGGATATACGAGGCCATCGGCAAGGAGTCGCAGAAGAAGTAAAGTCGGCCAAAATAGTCGCCTGCGAAAAATACCTCTTGACAAGGTACTCGCGGGCGACTATACTATACCATGATGGAATTTTGAAGACACGGTTCTCCGAACCCCTTCTGATGGCGGTCAGTCCGCCCGCGTCCCACGCGAGCAGTAACCCTGGGAGAGAGCGCCCGTTGAAGTTAAGACGGACACCGCACTCGAAAATCAAACGGTAGTTGTTTTCGTCGTGATAGGAATAAGCCCCTCGCGCCAAAAGGCGTAGAGAGCTATCTTTTGGTTTACCCGAAAAGGGAAGGAGAAACAAATTATGTCAGAGCCGATAGACAATGCGATGGTGACGCAGTTTTCCGACATGGTGCACATAGCGGCCCAGCAGACCAAGGCCCGCCTGCGCCCCTACGTTCAGATCAAGCAGATGAAGGGCGACGTGTTCGCCTACGACGGCCTGGGTCCGGTCGAGGCTTCCGAGATAATCGGGATGCACCAGCCCGTCGTGTTCTCGGACATCGACCACAAGAGGCGCAAGATCAGCCGGCGCCGCTTCGCCGTCACCCTCCCTATCGACAAGTCCAACGTCCGCGGGATGCTGCTGGACCCGCAGGCCGACTACGCGATGGCCTGCGTCCGCGCTATGGAGCGCGTGTTCGACCGCATCGTGGTCGAGGCCCTGTTCGCGGACGTGTACACCGGCCGCGAGTTCGGGACCACCGTGGCCTTTGCCGCGGACGGCGGCAAGACCGTGACCGCCACCGGGGGCCTGACCTACGAGAAGCTGCTCGAGATCAATCAGAACTACATCGACAACGAAGTCGGCAACGACGTGCCCGTGACGAAGGTCATGGGTATCTCCGGCGACGAGCACACGGCCCTGATGAAGGAAACCGAGCTCATCTCCGGCGACTACTCCCGGCAGTACGTCGTGGACGGCGGCGAGATGCAGAAGGCCGCGGGCCTGGGCCTGGTGAAGTTCGCCGGCGCTATCAACCGCCCCATCCTCAACGTCAGCGGTGGCGTGAGGAGCTGCTTCGTGATGACCCAGGGCGCGATGGTCGTCGGGATGTCGAAGGAAATGGAGCTGTCCATCAAGGACCGCCCCGACCTCCACGAGACCAAGCAGGTCGAGATCGTCTTCGAGTTCGGCGCCGTTCGCTCCGAAGGCATCCTGGTTCAGAAGGTCACGACCACCGACTAATCCTCGCGTGAGCTGATAACCCCTCTTCGCCCCTTGACCGGGGCGGAGAGGTTTCAGTAGAATTTGACGGTACGAACCCCGCAGAACGGGGAGGAGAAAATAAGATGACCGCAACGATAAAGTGGATAAACGAGGAAGTAGAAGCCGGCAAGAAGACCTCCGTGGCGAAGGTGATGCCCGGCCGGGTGTTCGCGTTCGCCTGCACCTGGGAGAAGGCGACCGGCGATGGCGACGGCACCATCTACAAGCTGGCCAAGGTGGGCGCGAAGCTCATCCCCTACGAGCTACTGCTGAACTGCGACTCGCTCGCCGGCGCGACCAGCGCGGACTTCGGCTTCTACAAGGAGAACGGCGACGCGGCCGACAAGGACATCCTCATGGCCGCGCACGACATCAACGCCGGCGCCGCCATCGGCTCCGAGATCAACGGCCTGCACGACATGGGCGTCGAGAACATCGGCAAGCAGGTGTTCGAGCTGCTGGGGAAGACCGCGGACACCCGCGAGGACTCCTACGTTCTGGCCCTGACCCTGAACACCGCGGGCAGCGCGGCCGGCACGATCTCCGTGCGCGGCCTGTTCATCCAGGCCTAATCGGGCCGAAGGTAAGCCGTACCCCATCCTCCTGTTACTCGGGAGGATGGGGGTCACGGTTTAAAAGGGAGCGACATGGAAATCCCGACGACTGAAGTCGACATCTGCAACCTCGCCCTCGACCGCCTTGGTCAGGACTCCATAAGCTCCATCGAGTCTCCGGTCACGAAGGCCGAAGCCATCTGCGCCCGCCACTACCCGACGACCATCCGCGAGATGCTGCGGCGGTACGTCTTCAATTTCTCGAAGAAATACGCGGTCCTGACCGCCGACGCCACCAAGACGCCGGCGCACGGCTACTCGACCGCTTACAAGCTCCCCAACGATCACGTCCGCCTGCTGGCCATTGGCGACGTGGCCATCAACGCCGATACGCCTCCCGAGCTGTACGATTTAAGCGAGGGCTACATCTTTACCGACTACGGCGACTCAACCGGCCTGAAGATTCAGTACGTCTACGCCGACCCGCCCATCTCGATTTGGGACTCGCTGTTCACGCGCCTGGCGGTGCTGCATCTCGCGGCCAACATGGCCTACAAGTTCTCGCTGAAGAACTCCCTCATCAAGGAGATACGCGACGACGCTTCCGATGTCGCGCTCTCTGCTGCCGCGATCTGCGGCCAGGAGAAGCCGCCCCGGCGCGTAGAGCGCAGCCGTGCGCGGGACGCCCGGCGGACGGGCGGATGGAGCCGTGACCCGAGGTACTATTAATGGCCCCTTGGAAAACTGAACCGGACGGGAAAGGCGGCTGGCTTATCAAGCGCAGCGACACCGGGAAAGTGGTCGGCCACTCCAAGTCCAAGAAGAAAGCCCAAGCGTCGATTCGGGCGAGGTATCTGTCCATAGAAGGAAAAGAGTAATGTCCAACGCTGCACTCGTGAACTTTGCCGGCGGCGAAACGTCCCCGAAATCTCGGGGGCGTTTTGACATAAATTCCTATCCGGCGTCGTGCCGGAAGATGCTGAATTTCGCCGTCGACGTTCAGGGGCCGGCCAGGTTTCGGACGGGCTTCGAGCATAAGGCGGGCACGACCGACAACGCAATCGCCCGCATGATTCCTTTTCATGTGAGCTCGGCGCTGTCCTATATGCTCGAGTTCACGCCCGGCAAGATTCAGCCGTATCGCAACGGCGTTGCCGTAGGCTCCCCGATAGTCACGCCCTACTACACGAACGACGACGTTTCCGACGTGTGTCCGTCCAACAACGGGTCGTCGCTGTACCTGACCCATTGGAAGTACGCTCCGAGGCTGCTCCTTCTGACGGCGCTCGACACGTTCTCCTTGATAGTCACGCCGCGCATAAACGACCCCTTTGGCGTTACGTCCGTCGAGGCCAATAAGACGACCGTGACCGCGATAGCCCGCTTGCCGAAGGCCGTGGTGACAGTCGCGTCGGCCACCGGGATAGACAACTCCTGGGGGTACATCACGGGCATCGTCGGGCTGACCGAGATGAACTATCGTCTCGTGAAGTTCAAGGTGTTGTCCGGTACGCAGTTCTATATCGTCGACCCTTTCACCGAGGAGTACATCAGCTTAACGGGCGCGGCGCAGCCCTGGGCCTCGGGGGGCTCGGTCCATCTCCTGACCATAGGCTTGTACAACGACGCGGCCAACATCGTGAACATCGAACGCGGCTCGGTGACGAGAATTACCTTCCCCATTGGCACGTCCCGGTCGACCGGCGACCTGGCCAATCTCTATCACTTCAGCGGCATCGTCGGAACCACCGAGCTCAACGGGCAGAAGTACAACCTGACCGACACGACCAACGACGGCCAGGGGCGCCCCCGCTCCCTTCTCCGCACCGTCGGCAATAACGACGTGGACTCCTCGACCTGGGGGGCGTATGTGAGCGGCGGAGAGGCCATGCGTAACCGCGATCTCCCCGTCGTGGCCGCGTTCCACGAAACCCGTCTCGTTTACGGCGGGACCACGATACGGCCGGGCACGATCTTCGGGAGCCGGGCTACCGGCGACCTGGGCGACAGCCGCTTCGAGGACTTCACCGGCGGCACGAACGACGATGACGCCTACTTCTTCGTGCCGGCGTCGGCTGACGGCTCCTCCGACGAGGTTCTTTGGCTGCGGAGCTCTACGAAGTATCTGCTCATGGGTACGCTCGGGGGTATCTTTCGCGTGTCCGGCGGGAACACCGACAGCGCCATCACCCCGACTTCGATAGTGGTCCGGCAGATCGATTCCCGCGGCGGCGTCTTCAACGACTCCCCGGTGGTCGACGGAGCCAGGGCCTTCTTCATCCAGCACGGCGGGAAGGCGCTGCGCGGGCTGCGCTTCAACATAAACATCGACGACCTCGAGGGCTACGACGCCGGCCTCGGCGCCGAGCATATCGCTGAAGACGGCGTAAAGCGCATCGCTTTTCAGGCCGGCACTACCGACACGGTATGGGTGCTGCGCGACGACGGAGAACTCGCGGCTGTTACGGTCAACGCTTCGGAGAACATCACGGGCTGGCATCGCCACCGTGTCGGCGGAACCGATGCGAAGGTCATCGACATCGCCGTCCTTAAAGAGGCGGGCATGGTCAACCAGCTTTGGGCCGTGACCTCCCGCACGGTAAACGGGGCCACGGCTTACGCCATCGAGATTCTGACGGACGAGGTTCGATTTCCTGACTTCGAGGACTTTTTCACCGGAAAGGAAAACAAGATTTCTGACCACGCTCGCTTTCGCTCGGGCCTGTACCGCAAACAGGAAGAGTACATCCACATGGACGCGGCCGAGTCCTATTACGGCTCCGACCGCGGGGTAGCCGCGGGGGCCACCCTGACTCCGGCCGCGGTAACGGGAGCCGCCGTGACGTTCACCGCGTCCGAGGACGTTTTCGTCGTCGGAGATGTGGGGAGCGAGTTGTGGAAAAAGCCTGACGCTGAAACCGGCGTGGGCGCCGGCCGGGCCGTGATCACGGGGTATACCAGCGCGAAAGTTGTGACGTGCGAGATCACCGAGGATTTCAACGCTGCGACCGCGATAGCCGCGGGGGATTGGTATTTCGCCGTCGATACCGTTTCAGGACTCACCCATCTCGAGGGTGAACAGGTCGCTGTCGTGTGCGATGGCGCGGTCTACGCCGACGGCAAAGCCGCGGCCGACACCGAGTACGAGAGCGTGGTCGTGTCTAGCGGCGCGATATCGCTGAACGAGCCGGCGGCGGTAATACACGTCGGCCTTCCCTACGAGGGCTTTCTTCAGACGCATAACCTCGAGCTTGGAGGCCGCTCGGGGCCGGCGCAGGCCAAGCCCCGCAACATCGTCGGCATGAGCATCCGGTTCTCGAATACGCTGGGCGCCGAGTACGGCACCGACCTCTACAAAACGGAGCCGGTAGTTCATCACGACAACAATATGCCGACGGACAGGCCCAATCCCGTTTTCTCGGGCATAAAGAAGCTGGCCTACTCCGATACTTGGAGCGGCCCCGATTCGGACAACGAGAAGATGGTGATCGTCACGCAGAAGCTCCCCCTGCCGTGCACGGTTCAGTTCATCGATATCGAGTTCAACACGTCGGACGAGTAATATGCTCATACCCTTTGCCGCGGAACATCTCGAGCGCATGACCGTTAAAGCGGATGCGAAAGCTGTTGCCGTGAGCGCGGGAACTCGGGAGGCCTTGGTGAAGCTGGCCGGGCTGGGGATGAGCCGAACGCTTATGAGCGATGACGGTTCTGTTGTTCTTGGGGTCTTCGGCGCTGTCCCGACCGTGCCCGGCGTGTGCGAGGTCTTTATCCTGGCGTCGGCGGACCAAAAGAGGTTCCCGATAATCTTCGCCAAGAGCGTTCGCAAAGAACTGTATACTTTAAAGGGCAAATTTCGTAGAATACAGGCTGTGTCAAAGAACGATGATTTTCACGCTCGCTGGCTGTCGTGGCTGGGCTTTGAGAAAGAGGGCACGATGAGAAAATATGGCGTCGACGGCGAGGACATGGTGATGTGGGGGCTGGTGTAAAACCTATGGCAGCTACCTCTATTTTGGCGGCATCTTCGGGCGGGCTCGATCTCTTGTCAGGTATCTTCAGCATGGACGCCGCGGACTCCCGCGCTTCCACGCTCCGCAGCCAGGCGAGATTGGTCGAAGCCGAAGCCAACGCCGACGCCTCCCGCTACGCCTCCGAAGCCACGGCTTTTAAGGCATCGCAGAAGATGGCCTTCCTGAAGTCGGGCGTGAAGCTCGAGGGCTCCCCGCTCGACATCCTCGACGAGACTGCCCGCGTGTCCACCGAGAACATCAGCGCCATTCGCGCTCGTGGCCAGGCGCAGGCGTTATCCCTGAAGAGCGAGGCCGGCGCCGTAAAGGCGGAAGGCCGTCTCGCCTTCCTGAAGAGCGCGGTTGGCGCGACCAAAACGATAGCGACGACGGGGGCGGCGCTGGGCTGGTGGGCGCCCGGTGAAAAGGTGGCCAAGGCCGGCCCGACTACGAGTTCATCTTCGGGGTCGAAGACGTACTCGAAGAGCTCTAAACTGAATTTATGAAAATACCGCGCATCAATCAGGGCGGCCGCCCCTCCGCAGTAGTCGGCCTCGGCCGGCTCGATAACTCAATGGCCGGGGTCGCGGGCGCTCTTGGCGATGTCGCTGATACGGCGCTGGGTATCGCAACGAACGCGGAGCTGGCGGAGCGCAAGCGCCTCGCCGAGGCGATGGCCGCAAAGCAGAAGATAGTCGACACCCTGGACGCCGGCGCTCGCACGAGTGACTTCGAGGAGTCCGCCCGCTCCTTGTCCGACTCGCTTAAACAGCAGTACGCCGATAATCCGACGGAGGTGATAGAGGTTTTTCGCAAAGAGGCCGAAACCCTGGCGACGGACCAGGTTTCCGTCGCCACCAACGACAACGTGCGCCTGGACCTGGCGCAGGCTACGCAGTCTCGCATCATGTCCATGACCCGTGAGCTGCACGATTGGGTGTCCGCCAAACAGACGCAGAACGCGAAGGGCAACATAGCGCGAACGCTGAACAAGACCGAGAATCGCGCAATCGAGTTTACTTCGGCCGCGGCGCTAGAGCGCGGTATGGCGGAGGCAGCGCAAACACTTCGCCCGCAGCTCGAGATGGCCTTTGGTGATAAAGCGGCCGATGAGGAGCAGAAACTCTACACCGGCATGGCCAAACGCTACGCGCAAATGCGTATGCGGGATTTTCCGCTTCAGGTCGAGAGCGAGCTCGAGAATTCCAAGGCGCTGAAGGAGAATTTGTCCGGTACGGAGAATACGGCGCTTCTCGCCGACACGGTAAAGGCGTACAACGGCCTGAAAGATCGCCGGGACTATAACCTGGCCAAGGCCGCGTTCGAGGACAACGACGCGCTGGCCGGCTTGGTGGGGAGTCCCGATTTCGTCAACGCCGCTGCGGCCAAGGAAACGGCGCTGGTAGAGCAGCGGAAGACCCTGGCCGTCGACCCGAGCCTGAAGCCGGCGGACAGGAAGACGCAGATGGCCGCTATCGACGCGCAGCTCGAGCGCATTACCGCGCTGAAGAGCATCGCCTATAAGCAGGCCGACCTCACCGCGACGGACGACCCCAAAGTTCTTCAGGACCTTTGGCAGTACCAGGACGAGATGTTCGGCAAGAAGGCGAAGAAGTCCGCTAAAGAAAATTTAACCCTGCTGCTCGCGCAACAGGACCGGCTCATCAAGGCCCGCGACTCGAAGCAGATAAGCTACGGGATGTTCAAGACCATGTTCGACGACACCGCGCTCGCCTATAAGGCCGCGAGCGCCGAAGAGGAGAGCAACACCGGCTTCTTGTGGTGGGTCGACGCGAGGGAAGCGGGGAACCGCGTTCTCAATTCGGCGTTCAAGACCGATTTCAAGGGGCGCTCCGCCGAGGAGAAGGCCCGCGTTCGGATAGAGTATATCAGGCGGCTTAACGCCGCCGGCAACGTGACCAACGAGCAGGCCGAGAAGATCGCGCTGCGGTCGCTGTCGCTCGAGACGGGCGTGGCCATAGACGGAATTAAATAATGGACGAATTCGAGTCGAGAACTTTCGTGGGGAACCCCAATCCTCCGCCGGACTTTTCAAAAGCGCCGGCGATTCAGCCTGCTCCCACGACGCCTGAAGTAGCGCCCGTCGATGCCTCCGCTTTCGCCGCCCCGTCCGTGGACACCGAGAGGGGCGCTCCGGCCGCGACGGCCAAAGGCGTCTACCGTGTGGTGGACGACGGCAACGGCCGCAAAGAAGTCTTTTTGCGGACGCCGGGCCGAACGGATAGCGTGAAGCTCGGCAACGTCTCTATCCCCGACGCTGATGCTGTTCTTAACCAGGCTGGGACCTACGACCCTAACGGTCGGACGTGGGAAGTGCCCGAGGACATCGCTATGTCCTTGGTCAAGGGTAAGCAGCCCCTCCCCGAGTTTATCCGCCAGCAGTACCAGGCCGGCGACGCCACCGTGCTCCGCGGCCTTTGGGGCAAACGCTTCCTGGCCGGCGAGTCAAAGTACGCCGACGCGGCTTCGCACGGCAACGCCGAGCGCCTGAAGATGGTCACGAACGAGCGACCCGAGATCGCTTGGGCCGAGGCCCCTTTCAGCCGGTCGGTGGCCGAGATGCGCTGGGCGGCTGGCGAGGCCGCGAAGCTCACCCCGTTCATGCTGGGCGCGGCCGGCGAGAGCGCCCAGGGCGCGGCGCTCTTCGGGGGCGCGGCCATAGGCATCGGCGTTCTTTCCTTGGGGACATGGGGCTTGGCTACCCCGGCGGGCATCGCGGCCGTGTCGGGCATGATGTCCACCGGCGCCGCGTACAACACTTTCCGGTACGTCATGGACATCGAGGGCGGAAACCTGGCCCTGGACATGATGGAGAAGGGCTTCGACGAGAAGACGGTTAAGACCGCCGCTCCGGCTTACGGGGCGCTGTCCGCAGCGATGGAGCTCGTCGGCTTCAAGTTCCTGACCGCCCCGATGAAGCGGGCCGTCGCCCGTAACCTCTTCGGGTCCGCCCCCGTCAAGAAGGTGCTCACGTCCTGGTATATGAACTACGCCAAGGAGCTCGGGGCCGAGGTCTCGGTAGAAGTGGCGCAGCAGGCCACCGAGGACACGATAACGAATTTCGCTGCCCTCGTCGACAAGCGGGCCGACCTGATGACCTCGAAGGAGGAGATGCTGAAGGCGATGGGCGATACCGCTCTCGCTTCCGCGGCGGGTCTCGCAGTCATAAAACTGCCTGGCGTAGCGATGGACTTCTCCGCCTCACGCGGGCAGAAGGCCAACGTCCGCGAGATAAAGACCGCTTTGGCCGCGGGCGAGAAAGACGCCAAGACCGTCTCCGCCGCCGCGCTCGAGAAGTCTATAATGGGCGAGGAGAAAGGCCCGGTCATCGAAGCCAAGAAGATCAACGAAATCCTGAAGGCGGAGAAGGCCGGCGGCGGCGCTGCGGCCAAGCTCTTCGAGTTCGGTAAGAAGAACGCCGAGAGCGAGGACGTGAAGGCCGCTCTCCACGCCAAGGCTGAAGCCCTGAAGATAAAGCGCGACGCCATCCTCGAGGGCAAGGACATAGCAGCCCTGACGCCCGAGCAGCAGACCGAGCTCCTTCCGATAGCCCAGGAGATGTCCGCCGTGAACGAGATGGGGAAGGGCATCGAGGAGGGCATACGGCTCTCCGCGGAAAAGAAGACCGAGCCGATGTTGCCCGTTAGGGAGCCCAAGACGACCGCCGAGTTCGTCGAGCGCCGCTTCACCGAACAGGAAGCCGTTCTCCGCACGTTGAGCAAAGAGTCGAGCGCCTTGGACAAAGAGCTCACGAACGTCAACGACGAGATAGTGGTCCGCATGGCCGAGGGCAAGCCGACGGCCGCTCTCTCCGCCGCGGCCGACAAGATCGCGGCCAAGATACGCGAGAACGACGCCAAGGGTGCCGAGATCGTGATGACCCCTATGGGGGCCGAGGAGCAGTTGGCCCAAAAATTAGTGGCCTCCGGCGCTCACGCGACCATACCCGTTTCCGAGCTGGTCCGCATGGAGAGAGACCTGGTGGGCCGCGTAGAAGCGGCTCGCACTTCAGCTTTCAAACACGGCGAGGCTTTCGCCAAGCGCGAAGTCGCCCGTGTTCAGCAGTACGTTCAGGAGCTCGTGAAGCGGTCCTCGCTGACCGCCGCGCAGAAATCGAAGTTCATGGCCGTCATGCGGAACACGCAGACCATCGAACAGCTCGACAAGAACTACCCCGAGATACGGGACCGCATTTTCGAGGCCGAGGCGTTGAACAGGGGCAAAGCCCTCGACGCCATCCTGGCCAAAGAGCTGAAGGCGGGCCGCGTCAAGAAGGCTCCGAGCGGTAAGGTCATGGGTCGCTTCGGCGACGCCGATACGCAGGCCATCGTCGACTCCGTTTCCAAGGTCATTAAGATGACCCGCTCCGGCGCCGAGCTCGAGCTAGTGGCCGTCGAGAAGGAGCTGATGGACGCCTCCGACATCGGGGCGGACAACTACTCTCCGCAGGCCCACGCTCTCGCCGAGTACAAGATGCGGGCGGCGATGTATCGCGCCGGCCAGCTCTCGCCCCGCGACTCCGCCGCGTTCATTACCGATTTGGTCTCGATGACCGAGGGGGCCAAGGCCAAGTTCCTCGAGCAGAAGATCGCGGAAAGGGAAGCGCGGCTGGCTCGTCAGGAGCAGGCGGTGAAGGAAGTCCTTGGCGATATAGTCCCACCGGAAGGCTGGGAGAAGGCCAAGGTGGAAAGCGGCTCCTGGGTGGCGGGTCCGAAGATACCTCGGGGCCTCGTCGGCATTTGGTCGAAAGCCTTCGACTCGCTGGCGTCCCTGTCAGATTTACTCGCCTGGCGCTCGAACAAGGCCAAGGGCGAGACGGTCATTGAAGAACTCCTCCGCACCGACGTTGCCGACACCAAAGAGCGCGGACTGCTCACCCATTGGGGGGAAAAGGCGAACGCGGCGATGGACAGCGCCTACAATTTCGAGGGCTCCGAGCGCCGCAAAGCCTTCCTCCGTCGGAAGATGGAGCGCCGCCTGATGGAGGTTCACGATCTTGGCGTCCACAAGAACGCTGCTGGCCAGCGGGTTTCTCTGAAGTTCTCCATCGACGAGGCCATCAAGCGGTATATGGAGAAACAGGACCCGACCCTCGCGGACAACTTCAGCAAGCCCGAGGCCCTGGCCTATACCCCCGAGATGGAAGCCGAGATATTTGGCTTGCTGAATGACGGGGACCGGCGCTTTGCCGGCGAGCAGCTTAAACTCTACCGCGAGCTGCACAAAGAGGTCAATGCGGTCTACCGCAAGGTTCGCGGGGTCGACCTCCCGTTCAACGAATTTTACAGCCCCATCCGCGTTCTCGGATTCGTCGAGAAAGAGGGAGCCGGCGTTTCCCATGAGGAGTCGGCGTATCAGGTTCACGCTCGCTCGACCCTGGGCGGCTGGGGCATCGCCCGTGTTAAGCATAACCATCCGCTCGAGCAGTTAAGCTCTATCCTGACGTTCAACGACCACGTTAAGCAGCTCTCGCACTACATCGCCTGGGAGGGCAAGGTCAGGGAGTGGAACTCGCTCATGGCCAATCCGAAGTTCAAGGCTGCGGTCACGGGCGTTTATGGCTCCGAAGTCATGGACGCTATGCGCCTGATGGTGCAGAGGATAACGTCGGGTACGCACGAGCGGGCCATCATGCGGGGCATGGACGCCTTCATAACGCGCCTGATGTCCGCCGGCGTAGTCGGCAAGCCCATTATGATCGCCAAGCAGCTCACGTCTTTGCCGGCCTTCACTTCCGGCGTTCCGGCGGAGCATCTGCATCTTCTCTTGGCTGAAGCGGTCAACACGGCCCGACACGGCTTCTCGAAGGAGTGGATGAACTCGGACTTCGTGCGCTCCCGCGGCTGGAATCAGTTTCAGGAGCTCTCCGCTGCTCACGAGATGGGGCGGAAGGGTGGCAAAATCGGCTCTGCCGAC